CGGATCGGTCGGGCGGCAACGGTGGACCCGGACTCGTGGTGGTCACCTGGCTCGATCCGTTTGTCCCAGAAGTGGTGGCGAACCGCAAGCGGTATCGCCGTCGAGTGTTTCGGAAGTTCACAGCATGACCAAGACGTTGACGGACGCCGAAGTATTGGAACTCGCGAAAAAGCACGGCTGTCGTGACAGCGGGTGCTGTTTCTTCGAGCATCCCCTTGGCGGCTTTGCCGTGGAGTTATCCAACGACGCCTTTACCGACGCCGTGAATGAGGCGTTTGCGAAGGGGTTCGCGGCGGCGGAAGCAGAACTCAACACGGGAACAACTTAGGAGAGACGCACATGTACGGACGTATCTACACGGTTCGCGTGGCCCCGACAGCGGTCAGTGCGGCTCTGGACTTTCTCGAGCTAGTTCCCGCCACCGACAAGCCGGTGATCATCCACAAGGTGGTGATCTCGCCTCAGGACTCTGAGACCAACCAGCAGATCCGCGTGACCGTGCGGACGCTGCCGGCGACCCTCACCTCGGGGAGCGGCGGATCGACGCCGACCTCGAACGAGCGCAATACCCACGACGCGGCGAGCGCGTTTACGGTGGAGGCGTTCAACACGTCGCGGGCCTCCTCCTCAGGCACCGTGAGGTACCACGCCGACGAAGGCTTCCCGTCACAGGGCGGGTATGAATACCTCCCGGACATCTACGAGCGGCCGGTGGTCTACGCCGGCCAGGCCTTCGTGGTCGGCATCGAAGAGAACCTGTCGGCCATGGTGATCGCCGGCTACGCGGTGGTCGAAGAGCTCTAATGCGTCGAGGCCGGTCACATCGGCCGCGCGTGCTGACGCCCGCTGCGCCAGGCGGTGGCGGCGGTGGTCCTGTCGATGAGGACAGGGACCAGTTGGTTCCGGCTGATCTGGCGCTGGCGGGTCAGTTTAGGACCCGCTATGCCAGCGGTGAGGATGCCTCCAAATATGCCTTTCCCGCGTTCGCTATTCGTTACGTCGGTGGACAGCGTAGGTACCTGACAGTCTCGGGATGGCCTGGGGTCATGCCAAACGGCGTGCATGACCTTGTAGAGTTTAAAGAACCCACAACTGGGATAAAAAACGGCGGCTCTCATTGGAACTCAGGGAACGTGCCCGATTGGGAGGAAACGCGCCGATGGGTGAACTGGAGCACGATCCCGCGTATTAACGCGGGGCAGATTGCTGACGATTATCCCTACATGTCGCATGACGGGGTCCATGAGGCAAATGGAATCGCGCCCGCCGCGTTCCACTGGATTGAATCGCAGAGCGTGTTGATGTATTCGTTCATTCCGAATTACCCCGGTGGTCCTCAAGTGTGGCCGTCGTTTAACGCTGTCCGATTACTGGACGCAGAAGCTGTTGTCGTTGGGGACTCGGGCACGAACAGTAACGAAGTCGATGAAGCCAATATTCTTGGTCCCTATTATTTCAAGGACGATACGACTGCGGATATATGGAAAGGCGCCAACTGCGGCATCATTGACATCCCAACTAACCGTCAAGCGGCAATGGGGGGTAAATACATTCTCGCGGGTCATCACCAAGCCAACATTGGCACCGTTGGGCCGCGCAGCGTGATGCTGTGGGTGGTAGGCGATCTGCCGGACTTTTCTTCTCCTCCTGCGCAAGATGCCGTAATTTTCACAGACGCGGTAAAGCTGTACGATACGTCCACCGATGCCGGTGTTACGCCGCCCAACATGAAGCTACCGAACTTCAGCTTCCAGGCGATGTATCACTCTAATCCTGGGTCAACGTGTCTCAAGAGTATCGGTGGCACGTTCAGTGTGTTCTCTGGCAGTCCAACGATTGGCTCTGGTGAGCCGGTCCCGACAGCGCAGAACGATGCCTTCTACGATTACATCGGGGACTACGATGTGGACTGCATCACGGTTCGCATGACTGAACCCGCGGTCGGTGCTAGTTTTGTACCGCAGTACTACAATGGTTCGACGTGGGTCACGTTCACTAGTTGGGCGATGGCGGCGGGTGATGCAAACCTTAGCACTGGCGGTCTTGGTTCTGAGGGATTTCACGCTTTCTACTGGCCCAAAGTCACCACTAGCAATTTTGACCCACCCGATGGTTCTCCGTCGTCTGCCTTTTTGAATCACAGATGGGTGCGGCTTCTTCAAACGAGCGCAAGCTGTTCGGATGGTGGGTCGTTATATAACGTCGTCTGCTCGATGGGGGAGTACGATGCGTTGTTTTCAACGGACCGTCCCGCCGGCGCGGGCGGCTACGACCCTCTTGGTAGCGAACAATACGACTCGACGCACTACTCCTATGCCTACGAAGCCGCTTACTACGGTGGCGCGTGGGTGCGAACGGATTACGTTGAAGGCTTCCCTTACTTTGGGCCAATGGGGAATGGCGGTCTGTGGTATGGCAGTGCTCCCTGTTACGGGCAACCATATAACGGCGGCACTCCTACTTTTCGCGTGCATTCAGCGGTTCCGGATGGGGCGGGTTACGGCAACGGCGGTCGAGGGACGGGGTCACTTCCGGTCTTCCTGTTCCCGTTCAGCACGACGCACTTACTAGAAGCAGTGGCCGGGACTGGTGGGCGTCAGAAGAACAATACCGGAATCAACCCTGTGTCGTTCACGAATCTTCACGATCTCTTTCCGGACATCATCCTGTCGAACGTAGTGACGAATGTCTTTTCCGACGTGATCGGAGAGCCGAATCACAACATGTATGGCTGGGGGCAGACCACGGTGTGGGATCCCGTTGCGAAACAGGTGATTGTGCAGTTGCGGACGCTCAACACGGTGCCGATAGTCGTGGTGTTGGGCGTGAGGAATAATAGCTAATGGCGCTCAGCCTTAACTGACGAAGGCTTTGTATAGTGCCGTGCCGATTTTGGCGTTCTTTGAGGTGCGGTAATGAGTGTGCTCGCTACTGACAACTTCAATCGTTCCGATGGCGCTGCCGGGGCGAACTGGACGACCGTTGACCATTTTAGCGGTGGCGCGGGCATGGTTATCGACTCCAACAACCTGCGGGGCAACGGCGCAACCTGGTGCTTTGGCTACTACAGTGGTGTCGCCACACCAGACCAGCATCACTACTCGCAGGTATTGGCTCCGACGAGCGGCCTTTACTACGGCCCGGCTGTCCGTTGCTCCGGCACCGATGGTTCGACCGCCAACTGGGTAGGCTGGCACAACAACGGCGAGATTTGGAAATCCGTCAACGGCATCACGACCCAGATCGGCACCGCGGCCACTTTCACGACGAACGACATCGTCAAACTCGAAGCCAACGGCACCAGCTACACCCCTTATAAGAACGGTGTCGCGGGAACTCCTGTGACGGATAGCTCGCTCTCAGGCGGCACATTCGGCGTCTTTGCCTATTCCGTCTCTGGACGGTTCGACGATTTTGAGGGCGGCGATTATGGTGTCGGTGGTGGCGTGAACACGAACCTGTTCTTTCGGAGGCGTCGCTAGGTGGGTCTCTTTCGCGCGACTCGTCCGTCGTTCCCGCTCAAAAAGCAGAAGCGGCGCCGCTATCTCGGCGCGGTCCTGGTCTCTGGGGGCGATGTCACCGTCGCCTTGACTGGTGTCGCCGCGACGTGTGCGGTCGGGACGCTTGCGGCGGCCCTGTCGCTCGGCATCACGGGGAATACCGCGACGGGCGCGGTCGGCACGGCGGTGCCGAGCACCACGATCACGCTGACAGGCGCAGCGGGGACCGGCGCAGTCGGCACCCTAGCACCTAGCACCTCGAAGGCGCTCACGGGCGAAGCGGCGACGGGTGCAGTCGGCACGGCAACCCCGAGCACGACGATCGGGATTACCGGCAACGCGGCGACCGGAGCGGTCGGCACGGTCACGCAATCCGGCGCGGATGCCAGTGCGACGTTCACGCCGATCCGGATGCGTCGGCATGTCAGGCCCGAGCTACGTGCGCTACGGCTCGGTCTGCTGACGACGCGTTCGGGCCGCCGTGGGCCGGTCACCTACGCCGCCAGCGATGTCACGGTTGCACTCACGGGCGTCTCGGCCACGGGTGCTGTCGGCACGGTGTTGGTGTCCCACGCGCAAGCCCTGACGGGCATCGCGGGCACGGGATCAGCGGGCACGGTCGCCCCAAGTGCAGCGATCGCCCTGACGGGCGTCTCAGCCACTGGGGCTGTTGGTACGATCGCGCCGGCCAACGCGCACGCCCTTACAGGCAACGCGGCGACAGGATCGGTTGGGACGCTCGCGCCGAGCACCACGATCGCCCTGACGGGCGTGTCGGCGACCGGATCTGTAGGATCCGTCACAACCGGCAGCGACATCGCGCTGGCGCTCACCGGTGTCCAGGGCACGTCGAGCGTCGGGACGGTGTCACCGTCTACTGCGATCCCGCTCACTGGAGAAGTTGGCACGGGCGGGGTCGGCACCGTCGCACCGGCCACCTTGAAGGCGCTCACGGGCGAAGCGGCAACAGGCGCGGTCGGTTCCCTCTCCCCGGCTAACTCAAAGGCGCTCACGGGTCAGGCTGCGACGGGCGGCGTTGGCACGCCCACCCCCAGCACGACGATCGGCCTGACGGGCATCTCAGCAACCGGGTTAGCCGGATCGGTCTCGGCGGGAGCAGATAGAACTGCGGCGCTTACCGGCGTTCAGGGTACATCGAGCGTCGGGATGGTCTCGCCGTCCACCGCGACGAGCCTGACGGGTGTCAGTGGAACAGGCGCGCTCGGCACCGTGGCCCCGAGCTCCGCACGAGCGCTGACTGGTGTCCTGGCCACGACGGCGGTAGGGACGCTGCTCGATCGCCCACTCGCCGGCGTGATCCGGCTCGGGGGGCGGTGGGTTGAGGCGCTGGCCCTCGAGGCGCGTGCGGCGTCGCCCATTGAACTCGTCGGCAACATCCGTATCGGGGAGTGACGCGTCATGGCGCTGCGACAGGACATTGATAAGGGCGACGGGTTTTTCATCGACGAGGACAAAATCCTCTCGTTCGAGATTCTCGACGCCGCCGGCGACACGCCGGTGGACGTCTCGGCGTGGGCCTTGTCGTGGACCGTGCGCCGGCACGTGACCGACGACGCGGCGGCGGTGGCTAAGGCCTCTGGCTCCGGCATCACGATCACTGGCACTTATAACGCCGTCCGCGCCAGCAACACCCAGCGCGTCATTGTGGCGGTTGCCGACAGTGACACCGTCGCGCTGAGTTCGGCGACCTACAAGCACGCGCTCAAGCGCACGGACGATGGAAGCGAAACGATCCTCAGCTTCGGCGATCTCGTGTTGCAAAGAGCCGCCGCCTAACCGAAAAGGCGGTTCGAATTTTCGTATCCACAAAAATACGGGCCGCGACCTTCCGTGCGAGTCTACGATTCGTATGAAGCTTCGCCAGTGGTATCGCTTCGACGCTAAAGCCGACGGGCCGAGCGCGGATCTCTACATCTACAGCGACATTGGCTACTCCTACTGGGACGACACGAGCGTCACGGCTAAGTCGTTCATTGACGACCTGAACGCGCTGCCTGCGGGCGTGCAGAACCTTAACGTCCACATCAACTCGCTCGGCGGAGACGTCTTTGAAGCGGTCGCCATCACCAACGCGTTGCGCGCGTGGGGTGGCCAGCAGGGACGCATCGTCACCACGATGATCGAGGGCATCGCGGCCAGCGCCGCCACGATCGTCGCGATGGGCGGCACCAAAATCATCATGGCGGATAACGCCCTGATGATGGTGCACAACCCGTGGACGATCGCGATCGGAAACGCCGCCGAGATGCGCAAGACCGCCGATGCGCTCGACGCGGTCCGCAACACGATCGTTGCCACTTACAAATGGCATTCCTCCCTCAGCGACGAGGAGCTCGTCGCCCTCCTGGATGCGGAGACCTGGATGGACGCCGATGCGGCGATCGCCAAGGGCTTCGCCACCGAGAAGGTCGCCGGGCTCGTCGCGGCCGACGCGCTCGAGAGCCGCGTCCTCGCAAGGCTGACCGTCCCTGACGCCTTTAAGGCGAAGGTTGACGGCTTCCTCGCGAAGCCCACGCCGGCACCGGCCGCGGCTGCAGCGGCCGACGTCCTCCGCATCTGCCGCGAAGGAGACTGCCTCGATCTCGCGGAAGGCTTTATCGCCGCGTCAGCGACCGTCGACCAGGTGACCGCAAAGGTCACCGAGACCACCAACGCGCGCGCGCAGGCCGCGGCACAGGCCGCCACCCTGGCGGCGCAGGCCACCGCGCGCGCCACCGAGATCCGCGGCATCTGCGCGATCGCGAAGTTCTCAGAGCTGGCCGACGGCTACATCGTTGGCGGCATGAGCCCTGACGCGATTCGCGCCCAGCTCACCACGATCACCGCGCGCATGGACAAGGTCGAAATCGACGGGCACCTCGACCTTGACCACGGGGCAACCCGCGGCGCACTCAACCGCACGGCCATCTACAAAAACTTCAACAAAAGGTAGACGCACATGGCACTGACCGAAACGCAGCATGCAGGTGGATTCGTTCTTCAAGAGTTGCTCGGCGCCATTGGCCGGACGGCCCTGACGGTCCTCTCCGGACAGAACCTGAATGCCGGCGCGGTCGTCGGCCGCGTCAAGCTCGGCATCGGCCGCGTCTCCATTCCGACGGTCGTCGGCACCGGCACCGGCACCGCGTCGCTTGTGTTCGCCGGGCCTGATGTCGAGGTCGGCAACTACGTGCTGACGTGCATCACGGCGGTGGCGCATGGGGGCGTGTTCACGCTGACCACGCCGAGCGGCAAGTCGTTGCCCAACTTCACAATGACCCCGGGTTCGACCAACGCGACGGCTTACACGAGCCGGCACATCAATTTCACCATCACGGACGCGACGGACTTCATCGTCGGCGACGTTTTCACGTTCGTCGTGAGCACGACCGTCCCGACGGTCATCGGCGGCACCGGCACCGGCGTCCTCTCGGCGCTGTCGCTCGGCCCGGACGCGAAGCCCGGCAACTACAAGATCAATAACGACGTCGTGGTCGCCAACGGCGGCGACATGAGCGTCATCGGGCCCGACGGAAACATGGTGGGCGGTCGCTTCATCTGGTCGGCGTCTGGCTCGACCGCGTCGTTCACGAGCCGGCAGATCAACTTCACGATCTCCGACGCGACCGACTACATCGCCAACAACCACTTCAACGTGGCCGTGTACAACCAGCTCGCCGGCGGCAAGGCGGTGGCCTGGGATCCCACTACGTTCGACGGTCGGCATCGCGTCGCGGGAATTCTCTTCGACGATGTCGACGCAAGCTCGGCCGACAAGGCGGGCGTCGTCGTCGACGGCGCGGCCGTGATCGCGAAGTCGGCGCTCTACTGGGGCGCCGCGATCTCGACGGCCGAAAAAGAGTCGGCGTACAAGGAGATGCTCGCGCTCGGGATCCGAGCCCGCGACTAATTCGGTCCATCCAACGAGAAGGGTTTAGGAGAGCGCGACATGCCAACACTCGACATCTTCAACTCCGACGCGTTTTCGCTGACGTCGTTGACCGACGCCATCAACAAGCGCGACTATCAGCCGGGACGCCTCGGTCTGCTGGGCCTCTTTGAGGCCCGCGGCATTCCGACCACGACGCTGTTCGTCGAGGAGAAGTCGGGCCAGCTGCGTCTTGTGCAGACGTCTGCACGCGGGGGGCCTGGGGCGAGCGTGGGCGTCAACCTGCGCAGCGCGCGCTCGTTCACGATCCCGCACCTCCAGCAGAACGGCACGGTGCTGGCCGACTCCATCCAGAACATCCGCGCGTTCGGCCAGGAAAACGTCACGCAGACGATCGCGGACATGGTCAACGAGAAGAATGCGGACATGCAGGACAACATCCTGGTGACGCAGGAATACCACCGGATGGGCGCGCTGCAGGGCATCGTCCTCAACGCCGACGGGACGACCATCTACAACCTGTTCACCGAGTTCGGCGTGACGCAGCAGACGCTCAACATCGCCCTCGGCACGGCCGGCACGGAAGTGCGGGCCCGGATCGTCGCGGCCAAGCGCTTGGCGGAAGTCGAGCTCGGCGGCGCGCTGATTCAGGGCTGGCGCGCGTTCGCGGGCAAGAACTACTTCGACGCCCTCGTCGACCACGCCACGGTCAAGGAAGCCTACAAGTACCAGCAGGGTCAGGTCCTTCAGGGCGACCTGCGCGAGACCGGCTTCACCTACGGCGGGGTGATCTGGGAGGAATACCGCGGGTCTGTGGCGCCGCAGGCGGGCGGCTCGGCCGTCAACTTCGTGGACGACGACCAGGCCTGGCTGGTGCCGATCGTGACTGGTCTGTTCGTCACGCGGTTCGCGCCGGCCGACTACGAGGAGACGGTCAACACGATCGGCCTCCCGTTCTACGCCAAGCAGGCGCCGGACCCGAGCGGCTTCAACAAGTACCGGGCGCTCGAGGTGCAGTCGAACCCGATCAGCCTCTGCCTGCGCCCTCGCGCGGTCATCAAGCTGACCAAGTCGTAAGCCGTGGTCGACGTTCCGCTCGATCCGGCGTTCGCCGCCTTCGGGGTGCCCGTCACGGTCACCCCGCCGGACGGCGGCTCGGTCGAGACAACGGGCTTCTGGGTCGCCAACGCCTTCAACGACATCGATCCCGTCGGGCAGGACCGGCAACGACGCGATCCGCGGCGCATCCTGGTGCTCGGCCTGACGAGCGTGCTGCGCGGATCGGCGGTGCTGGCCCCGCCGCCAGGCGGAACGACCAGGCTGAATTGGGTTGTCGACAACATCGATCGGCAGGACGGCGATCACGTCCGAGTCCTTCTGCGGCAGGTGGCCGGGTAACCCCATGGTGAGCCTGACGATTGAACTCGACGCTGAGAAGGCCCTCCTGGCGCTTCCGCACGGCCCGAAGCGCGTGGCCCGTAGTACCGCCCGGGCGCTGAATCGCGCGCTCACCACGGGCCGCGCCGAGATGGCGTCGCTGATTTCCAAGGACATGGGGATTCGGTCGCGGGATGCAAAAGACGCGATTCGCGCCGAGGAAGCCACGCCACAGAAGCTGCAGGTTCGGATGCTCGCCAGCTTGAAGCGTCTGCCGCTCCATGACTTCAAACCCAGCGGTCCGATTCCCTCACGTGGGAAGGGACGCGGGGTGGCCTATCGGATCGGCAGTCGCGGCCGCGGGCGAGTCGAGGACGCCTTTATCGCCACGATGCGGTCGAACCACACGGGCGTGTTCAAGCGCGCCGGGAAGGCCCGTCTGCCGATTATCGAACTATTTGGTCCGTCGATCGGACGCGTGTTCGAGCAGCACCGGCCGAGCGTGACAGAGACGATCAAGGCGGCATTCAACGCGCGGCTCGATCACGAGCTGCGCTTCGCGTTCACGGAGCCGCTGCGTGCCTGAGCCTCGCGAGTTCCGGATCCTACAATCGCTGCAGACCGCGCTGCGCGGGATCGCGACGGCGGATGGCTACTTTCACGACGTGGCCGCGGTCGCGGTGAAGCTCGATCCGAATGCCGAGGTTGAGACGCTGATCGCGGAAGCTAGCGGCCGCCCGTTCATCGTGCTCGAGCTGCGGCCGGATGTCTGGGCGTATCAGCCGGCGAATCGTGCGCAGCTGACGCTCCCGGTCACGGTGCATTTCGTCAACGACTCCAATGTCGCGGACGATGACAGTTTTCTCAAGACGATCACGCGCCTCTGGGCGGACGTCGAGACGGCCCTCGCCGCCGACATCACCCGGGGTGGGGATGCGACTGACACGCGGATCAACGGCCGGGATTTTCGCAGCTTCGACGGCGGCCTCGCGTGGGCGATTGTGCCGCTGACGATCACCGTCAACCGCTCGTATGGACTGCCGACGGGCTGAGGGACCAGGGACATGCGCCAGGTGAAATGCACGTTACCCCAGGGCGGCACGATTGAAGTGCGCACGCCCACGTTCGCGCGCGTCATCGTCGGCGGCGACGTGATTGACCTCGATCGCGTCATCGCGCCGGGCGTGACCTACGCCGACGCGCTCGACCATCACCTTGAGGCTTTCGAACTCGTGCTCGACCCGAACGCGATCGCCCTCGTGAACCGCGCCCCCGCAGGCCCTGCCGCGGGTGAGGAGTAAACGCCGATGCCGAACACTTACCAGATCGGACGCACCGGGCGCGTCTACGTCGCGAAACAGTCGGCGTATGGCACCGCGCCGACCTTCGCGGCGGGCGATGCCGTGCGGCACCTCGACGTCAAGCTCAATGCCAACCCGCGCAACCGTGTGGATGCGCCGGATCGCAACACGCATCCGTCGCTCCTCGCTCGGCGCACCCGGCGCACCACGGCCGACTGGTCGCTCGGCGGGATCTTTTTCCCCTCTGGCACGATCAACACCCTGCCGGATCACTCGGACATCCTCGAGTGCGGTCTGGGGTCGCTCAACAACACGGT